CTAGAATTATTGATTTAATTAATTTCAAAATTTTCAGTGCATTAAAATCTTTCAATTCAATCAATTTTATTTATTTAATACTTTTCAAAATATTTTGATGTCATTAGAAATTTCTAAATTTAGTTAACTTGATTGACATCTTAATCTAAATCTTTTAGTATCCATCTAAATCTTTTAGCATCCATTCTAAATCTTTTAGTATCCATTCTAAATCTTTTAGTATCCATTCTAAATCTTTTAGTATCCATTCTAAATCTTTTAGCATCCATTCTAAATCTTTTAGCATCCATTCTAAATCTTTTAGTATCCATCTAAATTTAGCTAGCTTTAGCTAGCTTGATTAGTATCCATCTAAATCTTTTAGCATCCATTCTAAATCTTTTAGTATCCATTCTAAATCTTTTAGTATCCATTCTAAATCTTTTAGAATTTAATCTAGATCTTTTAGGGTGCTCTAGTTTCCTGACTAGATAAGATTTATTTTTCGGCTGATTTCCCGTCGCCCGCCGCCGCCCCGGCCAGAATTTAGAACTCAGAATTTAGAACAGTCAAACCAACAGACTCAAATCTTTTCGGGATTTCTTATGGGGCAGTGACAGGATTATTCTTGATTTGTTCGCTCACCAGCAATCTTCGCGCACAATTCTTCAGTTGTTCCCACAAAGATTGCATTATTGACGACATTTCCTTGTCCTTGATCAGACGGGCTATTTTCTACTTTGGAATTTTTCTTGAGATTTCGTTCAGTAATTTCTAATAAATCTTTATTGATTTCGGCAATGGTTTTTATAAATGTCGAAGCACTTTCATACATTCTTGCACTTTCAACATCTCTAGCTAATGAAACAGCATTCGGTAACAATAACATTGCTTGTCTGATGACTTCACGTAAATTATTTCTAGCAAAATTATAATCTTCAATTAAATTTTCTTGTAGATCTTCATGCTTCTCAATCACTTGAGAAACAGGCACAATTTCAGTTGAATTTTCTTCTGAAATGCCAGTAGCTGTTCCTAATACTTCAGAAATTTTGTCCATCATTCATCAATCGTGTCGACAATAGTATGAGGATCATTTATACTAGCAGTACTTGGCGCAACTTCACTAATCAAAGTTGCAAATTTTCTATCAAAATCAGGCTGTGATAGATCAGTAATTGTTTTCTTGATTACATGCTGTTGCTTCACATCTCCATATAGCCATCCCTTAGCTGTAAATCCTAATGTCCATATGATAGTCCTTTTCGTCTCATAAGTACCTTCATATTCAATATCAAAACCTGCACTATTTAAAATAACAGGAATGTCAGTACGAAGACCAAAATCTTCCTTGTCTTTGATTGTAATGTTAAATTCAGGCGTAAAGATTGGCATAATTTGCTCAACAATCTTCAAGCTATCTTCAAATTTCTTGGTTGCTAAGTAAAGATTGAATTGAAAATCATAAGGAATTCGACTGAACATATATTTTTCTTCATCAATAGTCGAATCCGTAATTCGATTAAGAGGATTGACAAATCTTTCTGGAGCAAAGTTCAGACTAGTAATTTCAAATGCCATTCTAGGCAATTGAATTTCCATGTCGAGTTGATCAAAGTCTGCTTTTTCCATGAAATAGCTCACGAACTTTTCTTTCGGTGCATAATGAATCGGCACTTTAATTTCAATCCCTTCATCATTGATGTAGCGAATATTATCAAAAATTATTCCAAAGGCTACGATAATGTTTTTGATGGTATTATAGTAGAAAACAGGACGTGACATTATAGATCACCGAAAGGATTCTTTTCTGAGAAATCAACCAATGTAGTCTTTTTATTCTCTAGACCACTGTTCTCAGCCACTGAAAGATCAGCTGTATTGTCACTTGCGTTGATGATATCAATTGCAGGATTTCCAGTATTAAATTTCTCATACGAGTAAGCAAATAATTGACATTTCAACTCATAAACGAAATACTTTCCTAATTGCCAGAAAGGAACTTCATGTTCAACAAAATTAATTTCGAAGAAGCTGTTCGTGAATGACGCATATCCTGCATTTTCAGTATCACCTACGTAAACTAAATCACCTTCACGAGGTCTAGGTCTGTTTGGGATGCCTAGTTCAATGAATCTTTTTTTACTCAATACGAATGTGGCGGTATCTGTCATCCGTAGACCAAATTTCGACATTATATCACCTTCGCCACCATATCCTGTTATTTCTTGTAGATAAACTTCAATCTTGAATGCAGAATTGAAGGTTGATTTCTTTGGTTCACCTAGAATTGGATCAATTTCTAGATATTCTCGCGGAATATAAAAGACATCGAATCCTGCATTTTTAATACTCTCAACCACCAGACTTTCATAGAAAGACTGTTCAGATTTATTTTTGAGATGATTGAAGTAAGGATTCGTAGTCATTTAACCGACCATGAAATCTACCGGTAGTTGCCATGTATCCTGTAATTCTTCTTCAAGTTGTTGAATTTCTGCATTAGCATCATCAAAAAGCTGTCTGCCATTCAAAGTAATACCAGAAGGCAATTGAAATCCATCATATTTGAGCATATTCTGACCCCATTGTCTTTTGATCAAAGCAGTGGTATATTTTTTCAGCCAGATATTATTCCAGGCACTATCATAATCTTCTGGGTCTATGATTACATACGCTTCTAGAACAATATAATCACCAGGGTTGAAGAGTGTCCAATCGGTATCCAGAAAAAGACGACCCATGTGACGATTCCAACGAATCATCTTTTCGCGATTGAAAAATTCATTGATTGTCTTTAAATATTCTTCAGTGATAACGTAACCATGTAATCCTTCATTGATCAAACGTTTCACATTCATTATTTCAGTTAAGAAAAATTGATATTCGAGATTCAAACTGCTGGAGATAGTATTGAATGGCAAAATTCGAATAATAGTTACAATGTTTTCAGGGATCGTGATATAACGATTGGTGATGTCATCTGAAGTTAAAGCAATGGTCACGAAATTCTTTTCAGAACCTTCACCATGAAATTCCCAAAACTTCTGTAGCGCATCATCGATACAGTCATCAATTTGCTCATCGGCGACATTGATTTCGATGACTGGTGCCCCGAGTTTTCTTAAACAATACTCAGCGAATTGTTGGCGAGAGTAAATGGTTGCCATATCTTATACTGGCCATTCTAGAATTGGGAGTTCAGCTTCAAGCTCTTTCCATGATGGCATTGGTCGTTGACCAGACTGTACAGCATTTAAAACTTCATAACATTTTGCCCATGTCGCATCGCGCACTTGTACACAGTATTGCGCCTCGGCTGCAAATTTTGGATTTGTGCTCGTTGCATAAGTGCATGCTGAGAGAATACCATCATAATTTCGTGTACGAGCAAAAGCATCAAGTCGAGCTTGAACTTTTTCTGCAAATATAGAAATAATTTCTTCTAGTGTTTTCGGTGGGGATTCGAATGGAGGTGGATTAGTGAAAGTGATTCCATCCCATGTCGCTCCAATCTGCACCCATTCAGGTGCTTCGACAAGTGTATATAGGTCGCCATAATAATCAAGGGAAGGAACTTCTAAAAGATTAACTACTTCATTATTTTCGATTTGCGCTGCTCTCATTATTCGAACTCCTAAATTTCGATAGAATCAACTCCTTCATATTCAAATCTTTTTATGTTTTATTTATCGCGGCAATAAAGAATGTATATTGGCTCACATTCTTTCGAGTTTGATACGATCGACGCCATTATTACTACTGCTAAATGAATAGTTACTACCCCTAACAGCTCTAATCAATATATTAGAAACATTCGCTAGCTCACCAAGTTATAAAAAATTGTGGGAGATTGGTAAAAGCAATCTCCCACGCAATCATACAATCGTTACAGATTGAATTTTAATTCGGCCATTCTAAAGTCGGAAGTTCTGCTTCGAGTTCTTCCCATGTAGGTATTGGTCGTTGACCAGATTGTACTTTATCTAATATTTCATAACACTTTGACCATGTCGCGTCTCGGGCTTGTAAGCAATATTGCCCATCAGCGGCGAATTTCGGATTCGTACTTGCCGCGTAAGTGCATGCTGAGAGAATACCATCATAATTTCGTGTACGAGCAAAAGCATCAAGCCGAGCTTGAATTTTTTCTGCAAACTCATCTATGATCTCTTGAGGTGATTTAGTCGGAGGTGGAGGATTAGTAAAAGTCGACCCATCCCATGTCGCTCCAATCTGCACCCATTCAGGTGCTTCGACAAGTTTATGAAGATTGCCGTAACAATTAAGAGAAGGGACTTCCCATATATGAGTAACAATACCGTTTTCGATTCTTGCTGCTCTCATTATTCGAACTCCCATATTTCGATGTAACCTGGAGCACCGGCGGTAGGCGAAAGGGAAGAGCCGCCGCTGCCTCCGCCACCCATGGTGGCTAGATCACTAGAGCTTTTTCCTCCGCAGCCGATCGCCGAGCCACCGCCCCAACCAAGATCACCAGATTGACCGCGAATATTAACATTTCCACCAGCCGCGTTTCCTCCACCTCCAACGTAGGTGCTCCCCCCAGGATGACCTCCTCCAGCTGTCATGCCAGCAATCGTTGTGTTGCCGCCGGCAGATCCAGGCGTGCCTATCGCACCTCCTGCTCCGATTGTATATGAATAAGAACTTGCAGGAGAAGTAATGAACATTTCAGCATATCCTCCGCCACCTCCACCATAACCACCACTACTATTATATCCACCCCCACCACCGCCAACTGCGCGAATTAATAATGCGCGAACATTTGCTGGCTTGTTGTATGTTCCGCTGCCTGGGGTTAAGAGACGAACAATATTGCTTGGTCGACCAGAACGAAATTGTAAAAATTGCGAAAAACTACTCATATTACCTCCTTAAGCTATGACCCAGCCGTAAGTTGAGCTGACATAAACTAAACGAAAATTTGTGGGTTGAAAATCTATTGTCATATCTTCCGCAAGACCCATTATATTTTGTCCATTTCTACTTACAACTGATGTCGTTCCACCATTCATATTAACAATTCTTACCCAATCACCTACTATCGGTGATGTAGGCAACGCCAGTGTAATACCAGCTGCATCTAAAACATAAGTCTTTGACTTAACTGCCGTAGTATTAGCATTTATTACTACAACTGAATCTCTGAAATCGACAAATCCAGACGCGGTTAAGTTACTTGTCGTAATCGAACTGCTTGCAGTAAATGAAGGCGCAGAAACGCCATTAGTAAAACTGGGCGAAGTATTTTTGAATATTAATAGTGACCCATTAGATATATTATATTCACCGTTGCCTCTTGAAGTCAGCTCAATCCACCCACCGTCACTTATTGTGATTGAAGTAGGACCAGTTACTGCTGTCAAACCAATTGGTGGGGAATAAATGAATTGATTTGCATTTGAGTTGATTGTGAAACTACCCATTCCAAAAATCAACACTTTACTGCCAGCTACTGGGTCTGTTGCGGGAAGCGTTAAAGTTGCGCCTGGTGCAGCCTGAATAACTTTCCCCCAACATGACGAAGAAAGTGTTCCTGTCGTTTGAAATCCTATTATGCCATTGTAGTTTCCAATTTGATTGAACTGAGCTGCATGATTGCTGCTTGTGGCAGTCCCAACCGTAACTGGTTGATTGAATGACGCGCTTCCACTTACTTGCAATGACGTGAAATAAGCAGCAATACTGTTGCTGTTGATCCAGGTAGCTAGAGTAGCTTTTAGATTCGCCCATGTTAATTTTTTCAAGCTGAATGCTGATTGGCTATCAGCCAAAGCCAGCTCATCAGCGTCAACGGGAGTTGTTTTTGATGTCGCACTGTCAATTATAGCAGAGATGGATTTTGGCGCGTACTTACCAGCCGTGTTATCGAATGTGGCGACATCGTTATTTGAAGCACCAGTAGAAGTAATTACACTTTGAATTGCATTCGAAGGAGTTACCGGAACATACTTATTTGTTGTGGAATTAAAGACAGGCAAATACCCATTTTGAGCAGACGACTTATCGATAACACTTGCAATTGCAACATCTGGGCTTTTTGGGACAAATTTATTTTGCGTTGAGTCGAAAGCTAAGATATCGCCATTACTAGAACCACTTGTATTCAAACTGGTATTGTTTGCAACTTCATTGATAGCCCCAACAACAGAACTCTTATTAGATGTTATTAGTGAAGGCAGTGATCCAATTTTGTTATTAAGGTCCGTTTCGACATCAACGACATCTTCGCTTATCTGATTTGTTTTCTGCCGCCACGTGTTAAATGTATCTGACGAATAAACTATTTTCTGGGTTGCCATCACGCTTTCTCTTTTAGTAAACTGATTATTGAGTCTAGTTTTGTTTCAATATCAGAGACTCGTTTTTCTATCTCTTCGATGCGCTTGTCGTTTTTCCTACGCATCAGTGCAGCGCGGTATTCTTTATCATTTTTATTTATCACGAAACAATTATTTACCTTGACATAATTATGATTTTCTCTTATAATCTGTTTATTCATGTCAATGCAAGCACTCTGAATCTCTTAAACATAGTAGGATTAGCAGGATTCTTTGATCTGCCTACTAATTTCACTTTGAAAACGCTAAATTCATTTGAGCCAAATACACTAGGCAACGATTCGCTTAAATCAACTTCAATCTCTCTGTAGTCAAGTAAATTCGTGCTGATAAAGTTTTTCCAAACATCTGGCACTAATATCCAAGATTTAGTATCAATATCAACATTTTCCCACGGATGTAGAATCTTGACATACATATCAAAGTCAGCATCCTGTGGTTTGTACACATCAACTAAAATTTTCAAATCGAGTGCGGGATTCTGAAGTGAAATATTTCGCGTGACATACTTGTATGTCTCAACACCTTGCATCGGATCAGTTTCTGGAATAAATCTTGTTGAAGCATTAGGTGAAACTGCGTACGTCGTTTGATTAATAAATCCAATTCTATTTGCAACACATATAATACTAAACGTATCTACGTTTACGATAGGACTGATGAGAGTATTATTAGTTTCAAAATTACCTGTTATTTTGATGCTAGAGTCGCTTGCAAGATTTCTAATCTCATTCAGTCTATTGGCCAACTTATACGGCTGCTTCAAAAATGTATCAGACCCACTAGAAAATTGTTTAGGATCAAGACGTACGTAGTTTTGACTTTCAAATAAACCGTTACATTTGTGGCCAGTTCCATATAGCATCCACGAATAATCTGTATCGTTCGCAGTGAAACTACCGCTCACGTTGAACATTTCAAATCGTTGATTCACGTTGAGAACAACATTTCCGCCTGCAAATCCTGACGAAGTTGCAGGTGTGTCAGTTTCAACGATGAAGCTATCAACGCTATCAACTTCGATTACTGTTAGTTCACCATTCAATTCACTTTGCGGAATTCCATTCACGGAAATATTAATATTTTGATTAACGAATCCAGTGACATTGTTACTTGGGTTAAACGATGTAATTGATGTGAAATTCGATACTATGTAGCTATCATACAAAGCAGGAGTTATACTAGCCGCAGTAAATGATTGTCCTGTGGTGAAATAGCCTTTGATTTCAGTCAACAAACAATCTACTGTTCCACCAGATGCACTCTTAACTTCTTTGATCTTAGCAGAACCAGTGCTCGTAATAATTACTTGACCGGCAACGAGTTTACCGCTACTCTCTGTTACATTCAACCAACTCAACTCACCAATTCTGAATTCGGTTTTATCGCCGACAGTCATGCCATGATTCTTCGCATGGACGCGAACTCTACGACTACCAGCTTCAGTCTCGAACGGATCAAATACTACCGTATCATCAACAAATGGTTTATTTTTGAGGGCCAAGGTCATGTTATTATGTTTGAACCTGGCGCGATAGATAGTATATTTCAAATCTTCGTTTTGGCTTGCCGTCCAAGTCGAATTATTCTGAGATTTGAAAAGAGAGCCCAGTGACGGTTGCTTATCGATAATTAATCCTGGCTGTGTTACATCTTCTTGGCCTAATGCAGAAATCCAAATGCGAGTTTCAGGGGAATTTCCACCGACAACGATGGCATATTCTTTTCCGCCTTCTAAGAAGACAGGAAATGGGAACTTGACTCGCGTTGGTGTAATTCCGCGCTTATCAGTATTTATCTGATTCCAGGATAAAAATGCTTCACCTAGAATCTCAGATCCAGGGTAGCCATTTTCCGTGTTTTTAATCTGAACGAAAATGTTATCAGATTCAAATACTGAGTAAAACCACAAATCAAGTTCAGTTACGAAACAACTTTCATTTGCAAAGAATGTTTGTGCGATTGGGTCGACGCCAGTTGAAAAATGCATTACTGTCGTCGTGCTTTCAATTCTCGTTTGACGTTCTGTAACAGTTCTTCTCGAAAGAACCGGAGTTATAACATTCAAGGTTTCATTTTGTTTACTAATATTAAGACCGCCTGCCCAATAAACAGCTTCTGCGCTTGTTAGTAACGAATCAGGATCTCTACTATCATTCGCGGCATTGGTCAATCTAAATGTTTTTTGTCCATTGAAGAAACGACCTTCTGGGATTCTAAAGATTCCAGATATATTGCCGTGGCTATCAACAACTAACTCATCGCCGAAACGACTTCCTGTAGTGAGCGGACGACAGTCGGCGGTGACATTAACTCCATCAAAGAACGCATAGAGACGCGTATTCGGTTTCATTCCAGTTGCATGGAATTCAATTTCACGTGACCGCATATATGGAATCAAGTTGACATCTGATACGCGATCACCGAGACTATACGAATCCGTTCTTGTGTCGTAAGTCGTCAAAATTCCGCTTCTTTGGAATGTGTTTCTAAAAGTCGTTATTTCCACCACATCATTCTGACCCCTGGTTGGGAAGGATCTCCCTATAACAGTAGAATTAATTAAACTCCATGCACCCCATTCAGTTCCAAGCAATCCGCTATTTTCAAGATTTTGTACACCTACGTCAATATTAAACGTTACGTTCGGTTGACGATCAACATTACCCCAGCTATCATGATCAGGTAACAATATCATCTCACCTTTCGTTTCATAAACGAAGTAAGGATTGATAGATATGTTCTTGCTTGCGTATGGCTGAGCATGCCAAAATTCACTATCATAATCAATCATTGCAACTTTGCCTAATATCTTAGCGTTAGTAGTCGAAGAAGTATCAATATCAAACCCGACGCTTTTCATAGTATATGGCGGACGCAATTCAGTATTCTTCCTATCCAAAGCAGCTCTAAATTCTCCGCTCGTCAAATCAGCCGCTTGGTAATTAATAAAGTTATCAGCGACAAATCCATTCTTGAATCTATCATGGCCGTTCACGTCTTTGACTGTCATATCAGCCAATTGCTTCTCTAATAATGTAAAGGTGGTATAATATTCGATATTATTAATGCGTCGCTCAAGGAGACCGATATCGTGCATCGTATATCGTTTATTTTCAATGAATTTCGCTATTATATCTGTGCTGATATTATAGACAAACGGTTTCATGATAATTTGATAAATTTCTAACTCACCATCACTTTCAATATGAGGTGGTTGTGGAGTTTCACTGCTAACTCCTTTTTTCTGATAGATTTCGCCATTCATGTTAACCACAATCGAATCAATCCTTGGTAGATAATATTCAATGTCTGTCCTAAAAATACTATTCAGAGCAGGTTGATTGATACTGATTGGATTCGCATCAAGGATAAGCGGTCTGAAATCAAGACAGTTTCTTAGATCATATTCGATGCCAGTTGTCGACTTGTAAACTGGAATGTCTTCATAACCATAATCAACAGATGGACTGTTTACTATATTGCTATAGCTATCAACTGAGAAGTAATCCCCCGCACTATGCGAATAATAAGTATAAGACACTTCGAATCTTGTCGTTGCAGGCCACGAAGGAGCTGTTGATTTTTTTGTAACTACGATAGGAATATACGCATAATCACTTTGCCCATTAGTCCATGTAAAATGCTCAGTCGCATCTGTTTTTACAGATGGGTTCGACGTATCATAACTCTTTATGCTTGTTATTTTAAACAGATCGGCTTTCGAGAGTACGAATGAATTACCAGAAAGCTGTAAATCTGTATCGACTGTGTCAACTAACGTCTTAGTCTTTTCGACGACGCCGTTTCTCATAACATTATGGAACAAAATGACTGTTTTACCTGAATTCGAAGCGCCTGCATTCACGGTTATCGACGTCGGGGTTACCGTGACGCTAGATAGCGGTAACTTTGTGAAGGCACCCGTAGACTCAACTACTCCGACAAGTGTATATTGTTGATCAACCACATCAAAAAATTCACCAGAACCTGCATTCCATGTATATTGGCCAGATGCATTTAAAGCGGCGCTGAATTTTTTGCGAATAGTAACACTCAGGCTGCTTGCGGTGCTATTATTAACATCATGAAGACTCTTAACATGAGTTTTCCCTGTTTCCCAAATCAAAACATTAAATGAGCTATCATATATTTTGGGTTTACTTGTCGCGTCGTCATTTATAGTGGTTGCTGCGAAATTAACAAACCCTGCATTATAAATGCTCTTGACCATATCATAAGTCTTCGATGCATTCATTTCAATCTGCGTAAAATAAAGTCTATAATGATCGACGCCGCTCACTGTCGAATCATACTCAACATCATAGACTTTCATTTTGCCGATAATATTACCTGTCGGTACTCCTGAACTGAACGGACCATCATAAAGATTAACCGTTCCGTTATTAAAAATACCTGATCCGGATGCGCCTCCTGGAGCAAATCCACTATTGTTCTCTAGTTTTACTAAAACGTAGTTCAAACCTCCAAGTCTATTATAAAAATCATCCACTTTTTTAGTATCTCTGGCTTTTTCAAGAACGACGAGCGATTCTGCGATTTTCTCGACTTGATACCCTCTGATATACGCTTTACCTGAGCTCACGATAGCAACAAATTTGTTTTCATCTCCGCCTTGACTTTGCGTAAAGTATCCATTCGGATCATTCGGGTATTTTTTAAGATGCTCGAAAAGTTTAACCTTGAATGGAACGACGGTATAGTTTCCACTCTCATCAAATGTACGCTCCGCGAGCATATCCATAATTTTCGAATAATCAGTTCTTGAACGTACATATTGAATGACTCCATTCACTACACGAGCTAATGTGATGAAGTTCTCACCGTCATCAAAATTCACCGACCGAATTGCAGGCACAAGTCTAATTCTCGCGCGATCTGCGCCTTCAGCCGAGAAATTAGGATAGCCGAGCGCATTATCATAGAGACTTGGATCATCTTCAGCCGTCACGATATCTGATATTACATCAAATCCGACGACATAGCTACTCGTATTATTGGTATATTTTTCAGCAACAATAAGCTCAGGTTGTACTTCAATGAAGTATCCCCATACGTAATAAATGCTCTCTGGGATGCTCCAAATTACAGCTCTTCCTGTTGGATTAAGATCAGGTCTAGGATCATTGCTTCCTGTACATGTCGGGCAACGAACTTTACAACTATAGGTAACTGTATCATTATTATCTACAACATCAATTGTTTCATTGTCTTGAAACTTCAAGGTTTGCTTATCAGTTCCAGTTTTCGTATACGAAACGAAAAGAGTGATTGGATCGTTGTCTTCAGCAGGTAAAGATTTCAGTAACAGAGCTTCAACGCCACTTGTTTGTCCTCTTAATCGTTTGCCTATTAGACGATTGAGATTCACTGGCCCGTTATCCCACGGGCTATTCGGTTGAATCGTTACATAATGTACATTCAAACGAGTTGGCTCATTGCCGTTTACTCGCGCGCCGTGTTTGAATATATGTTCAGCGAGTCGTTCAATATGATTATGCTGAATGCTCTGAATCTGATTCAGTTCACGAACTTGTACAGGGCGAGAAGGTTTAAAAAGAACCCGAACGAAGTTCTTTTTTTCATCGAAATCATCAAAATACGGTTGTTTGTTGAAATTCGTTATCATTTCTAACTTATCGTATTGGTTAGAGAAAGTACTTATTAAAATACAATTATAACTTTAATATGCTCCTCTTGCGTCTCAGATCTCGTGACACTCTTGATGTTACTGAGATAAAGGATATATCCAGTTCCAGGAATGATCTTATTTAATGTACTTGAATTATTCGTAAATTCAGGATGGCTTGGTCCTATATATTCGTCGTTGTATGCAAATCCCGACGAATCTTTTACGTCTACGATAAGCCCAACCTGTCTGAAATCACTACCTACACCTGTCAAGAAGTATGAATCACTTGTTCCAAGTACCGCACTAGTAATCGCAGTCGAAGCTCCCAATTCAGTAACAATGTTATTTCCATGACCATTGATAGGTGCCATAACAGCCTTAGCCACACAACCGGCAGTGCCAGGAATAATCCATACTTTCGCTGTTGTATAATTTGAACCCCCATTAGTGATCGTTACGGATTGAACCTGACCGCCAGAAACTGTTACATTCGCAGTTGCGCCCGTTCCGTCACCTGTTATAATTGCGATAGCTCCGCCTGTATAACCACTTCCCCCATTAACAACAGTACATGATGTAATTTGCTTTGTGGTTGAGTTTATATTTGCGTTAACAATGGCACCTGAACCAGAAGTGCCGCTTTCTCTTACAATTGCATATGTTTCTGGATCATATCCCGTTCCAGGAGTTGTAATTAAAACTTGGCGAATAGTGTTTGTCGCAGTCTTCGTCGCGAATGCACTCGCGCCAGATCCAGATCCAACGATAGAAACTACTGGGGATGTAAAAGTGCCTGTTTGCGATAAAATTTTGAATGTACTGATACTTTTAGGTAGAGCTGCCTGCTGAACTTGCCACTGCGATGAGCCGTCGTCGTGCGATTTGTAACCGATTGGTAAGAAATCGCTTGTCAAGAATCCCGCGGCGTCTGAACTACTAATTGTAGCCATATATTTCCATGCATATCCATCCGCAAGGTTGATGACTCCTGTACTAACTCCTGTAGGTTTGCTAGTTGATGGCGATCCATTGTTATTGTTCAAGCATTTATAGATTTTATATTCATCAGTCACGACATAGAAAGGATGTTCATATGCGTTTGGATCAAATGGATCTTTTTCACTATCGTATTGAGAATAGTAAGCACCACTCGTCCAGTCATGCCTCGGAATTCCAAGTTTGATGTCATCTTCTTTTATTTTCTTTAAGCTAATAATATCGTTTAACGTAACATAATCTTGAATATCAGATGTGTTTGGCGTAGGCGGAGAATTTTCATCAACCCAAGGACTATTTTTCCCGATAAAGATAAATAAGCTACCTTGGAAGTTATCGTTGACTGGAAGAAATTCAACAAATACCCAGTCAACGTTCCCGTCACTCTGAACTCCACTAATATGTGTTGGGGGAATACTACCAGTTGTTCCTGAAGAAGAAGCGACGTATTTAGCATTATTATAGTAAACAACTTTCCCTACAGAAACAGTTAAACCAGGAGCCCATTGATCAGGCCGTTTTGCTTTGAAAAAGTTTGCGAAGCTGCTAGATGTAAAACTTCTGATATTTTGACTGAATTTTGCCGGCATTTTTACCTCAGTTGCTACATGAGAGAAATTTCAAGACCAATTGTCTCTTAGGTTTATGTTTCTTTGCGTATCTTGAACGCCAGAGTAATTGCTCAGATGAGTAAAATTATCTGTATTATTTATTAAGAAATATATGCGTCGATTGTTCTAGATTCTAACGTTTCTTGTCTCGTTTCAAACGTTTGTTCTAACAGCCCTTCAAAGTCGCCGTTAGAATAGGCGAACGTGTCTAAGAATTTGACAATTTCAAGCTCATTCACACTAAATATAGTACTCTTACCAATCTCATTGAGATAAAGATCAATTTGAATTTCAGAACTCAAAGTAACAGGATACGGTAAAATTTCTTCTATTCTTGTTATTGAACCTTGATTTGATTGCAAACTTAGGTTGAGAGAAAGTGCTGTTTCACTGAGAAAAACGTTAAATCTTTTATAGCCTGCAGGATGTACCAAATCATCAACAATGTCATTGAATTGTGAACTATCTACTTTACTGACGACGACATACGAAAAATTTTGAAAATAGTTACTATCATGAACAAAGCAATCATAACCCAAAACGCCTTGTTTGTTTTTGAAAATTAATTTCTTCTCGCTTAGGCACTTATTCATGATGACTTCAAATGAAGCACCAGTCCCTTTCGAGCTTGTGACAGACACACTAGGAGTTCCAGAAACAAACTTCCAGTATTCATCAAAAATCTCAATACTCTTTATTCCGCCGATAGTAGTAGAAGTTCCTACTATATTTGCTCCTGTTCCATTTTCGGAGATAACTATTAGTTGCGGGATGTCGTCATAATCATAACCATGACTCCAAATTTTTACTTTCAGTATCTGCCCGAGAGATCCAACCTCACTGACTGTCGCGAAGAATCCTGAGCCGTTTTTTGTATTGCTTTTGGCTTTGATGCGATCACCTACTACGTAATCGTGGCCGCCATTTACAATATTGACTCCTGATATTCCACCTGTTTGGATGCTTTTTACTCGGATGAGCCCTTTGATTTCTGTTCCATTAATAATAATTTCATCTCCTGGTTTATATAAGGTTCCAGGATTGTTAATTTTCAACCTTGCGCATTGAAAAATTGTTTCAGTTACAGATGTTTCCCCATCAGTTATGAACACATTTTCGAGCGGATTGAAATCTTTTTCAGATTCACTTACTAAAATTTGTAAGTACTGGACGTTATTGAATACAATAGGAGAAATTTCTTCAACAGGCAAAGAAGTCTTACTATTTTCTCCAATTATCGAAACGTTCGATAATCCACCCTGAATGATTTTCTCATATTTGCTGCTACCGAAATTATTGGCCGTTGTTAAAATCAAATGACCTATAATATGTTCTGTGTCGCTTAATGTGAAAAGTTTTTCTCTCGGATAACTGATCGCAATGTTTTCGCCGCCACCGAATAGTACTTTGAACAAGTATCTGAAACTTTCAAAACTCCCGCGACTTAGATAAAAATCGCGAAGAGTTGAAACTAACATACTTTTGCTGATTTTAAGTGGTCGTTTGAGCTTCCAACCAAGTTCAGAAATGATTAAATCAATATAAGGTTCAATTTGATTGTTAACTTCTTGATTTTCCCAGAATTCCGTCAAAACGCGAATAAAATTTCCTTCAGTTTCAAGCCATCTATAAAAATCAACGATCAGTTTATGTGCAACAGGATATTCCTGAGTTATGAAATTCGGAATCCTGCTTTCGATTTTAGGAAAAATCGGATTACGCATAATCAACATTCACTACTACATTGTTGAAGATGATTATATTATTCAAATAAGTTTCAATGTCAGGTATTTCTGGAACTGCAGTGAATTCCATAGTACCTCGGGTAATATCCGTATTATCGCCGCTGGTTATATCAAGATCCAAGATAACTCGCAGAAGACCTTTTTCATACTCAATTGTGCCGATAGGGTGATTTAATACTTTCGTATTATTACTGTCGACAATCCATAAATTACCTTGCATATCATCAATGATTCTACATTTTTGATGGCCATAGTCAAATTCAGAGCTTACCAAAGATCCAGGCTTTACTTTATTCCCGAAGAAAACAACATATTCGTTACTTGTTCTGTATGTAAACTCTAAGATTTTTGACATTTTCTTTGTGCTGTATATTCGCGTAATAGATGGCTCTTCTTCGCGAATGTAATCGAGAAAATCCACTTCACTTAAACCTACATCAAATCTATCTAACTTCTCAGAGCTGTATTGCATAGCCCTTTCGAAAACATACTTCTGAAGTTCACCTATTGATTTCGTCGTTCTGGATTGGCTAAACTTGGCGAAAATAGTGACATCAATGATAAGATATTCAGGATCTACTATCTTGAATTTTGTGCCAACAACTCCATATTTTTCTAAAATCTTTTTGACATCTTCACGAGCAGATCCACTTAGTTTTAACCCCTGCTTAGGTTTCATACACACAAAAACAGTTCCATAATCCTTGATGAAATTCTTTTCTCCGCCCCAGACGCTAATGCTGTCGATGTTTCTGAATTCACTGAGCAAAATAGATTTATAATCACTTTCAGTAACAATTCTGTTTTGTCTGCGATAATGGTGAGGAATATTGAATCTCATCTCATCAATAGTTTCACTTTGCATTCCCCCATTACTTGTCTCAGTCACAATTGTCGAGAATTCTGAGAAGAGTATAACGGTGGTGCGAGTTGGATCTATTCGCTGCGGTTTAACAAAAACCAAAGATTTGCAGCCATTTCCAGACTCGCCTTTTGTCGAGAGATATACAGCTTCTATAACATTACCATTACTTAGCTTTTTACCAAATTGGTCGTTACCGAAGAATATCTCGTAGTATCCTTCTTCATTTGTGCTCAGATAGAAGACTTCACTGAGAGCATCTATTTTGAACAAATTATTTGCAAGAGAGAATTCTCTTTTTTCTGTTGAATTTTCATTGTCGAATATACTAATACGCAACGTATCGATGTCTATAGAATCATCTTTGATAACAAATCGCTGATTAGGATCATTTGCGTCGACTTTGAAACGCCATTTCTTCAATGCTCCTTCATATACAGTAAATTCAGGTGATGTATAACGAACTCTGTGCTCATCGTTTTTAAAATATTCTTCTCGTTCGGTACATATAATATCATCAATGACATAAAATATTCTTCTATCATTTTCTGCATTAGCGCCAGAAAAATAACTTCCTCTGGGGATGATAACACTTTTGTTATCAGGCTCTTGGTCGATACCGGCGGAACATTTTAAAATCACTTTTGCTCGCGCACTGCGCATACCTCTTGGGATATATCCATTCAATTTTGCTTTACTGAGAAGCGTTTCTCGACGAACCGCACTGTCGATAAAACTCTCATTCAATAGCATTTTAACATAGTACCCTATGTAATGGGCATTGTAAGCAAAAATATTGATAAGTGAATTTATTCCACTCGCTTCAAAATTGTAATCTCTGTAAGTAGGGTCTTGTTTTAGAAACTCAATGAAATTTGCTTTAATTTCATTGAAATCTAGTCCATTGATTGGAAATGAAGGTTGCATTATCGAACCCTTTGAATGTAGAAGCTGATTTTATCTTCTATTAGTAGACTTTTGACTGAATAAGATACTGTTATCTCGTATCCAGATTCATCATCAGATATTTCAATGATGATGTCATTTATTGCAACTCGTGGCTCGAACGTTGTTATCAACCACTCAGCGCGAGCTCGGATGCTCGCTTTAGTAGGATTGCTAGGTGGGTCAAACAATACGTCTCTCAAATGGCTATGATGTGCAGATGAAAATGGAACGTCCCATTTCTCCCAAAGAAAGAGATGAAGTAGAGCTCTTTTTACCGCATCTGCGTTTACTTTCGGTGTTATATCCCCCGTTAAAGGATGAGGTGTGAGAGAAAGATCTAAGTCTTTGTATAAGATATTTTCTCTCATTGTTACCCACCAACGAAAACGTTAGGAGACCCTGTCGCGACTTTACTTCCACAGGCAATAGGATCACCGACTCTCCCAGCACCCTTTCCATTGACAAGAACAGATGAACTTCCTTTCTCGAGAACTGAGTGATGGCAAGAAGAGCCACAACAATGCTCAGCCCATGAATCGCCCTCTCTATGAAAAGGACGACCATTCACAAAAACGTTTGTACTCCCAGAAACGCATTTTCTAGAAGGAAAACAATCATGGCCTGTACATTTGTCGTTCAATCTACATGCGGCTTTTCCCATATACCATTTCCGTTTAATTGAGACGAATCGTGCTAGCTTTTCTTGTTTCAGTTCCACCTGTTTCTGACGTCTGGTTTCCGTCAACTTTTAAGTGGAAATCTCCTTCTACAGTTAAATCATAATTTCCATGAATGAGCTCTCTACAATTTCCTTTGATTTCAATATCAGCATTTCCTTCAACGAGAATGCTACCTTTTCCGACAATGTCTACTTTACAATCCCCTTTAACAAGAATATAACCATCCCCTAAGGTTATTTCGTAATTATCTCTTACTACTTTATAGACAACTTGACCGTCAGGATGAACTTCTTCAAATGTCCCAGCTTTATGATACCGATGTAAACGTTCTACACCTGCCGTATCATCGAATTCTTCAATATGGCCACACTCAGTTTCTCGTACATGATTGAAAGGATATTTCGCATTATACGGGGTTGGGGGCTCTCGCCATTCTCCTCCGAATGCAATTCTTGCAGTCTCAAGAGATTCTTTCTTTTTCTTGACAATAGTTTCGTCAATATTCTCGTTTCGAGCCAAGCGATTTGTGTCTTGTTCGCCATAAGGATACTTTGGATATCTACCGTTCGGATCTTTGAATCCTGTCCCTTCTAGTTGGTTCGGCTGAGGTCTCCCTCCGAGTGTTCCTAAAATAATCGGATGCTGCGCTTCATGCCCATCTGCAAAAAATCCTATAACCGTAGTTCCTTCGACAATTCCTGTTGGACTGAACCCGATGCCGCTCATAGCTGCACTAATGATAGGTTGAATTGGCATAGCCCAAAACAGATCATCTTTCGGTATCTTGCCTGTATCTGCAGTGTGATACCCATAAATTCGAACTCGTACGCGGCCGATTTTTTCAGGGTCCATTCGATCCTCTACGACGCCAATCCACCAAACGAATTCACCATAACTGAAAGCATTGTTTCTTATTTGCCTATTATTCATTTAATCTTTACCTCATGGCGTTTCTTTATCAATTCATAGTTGATGAAATACGAATGTTTACCGAAATAGTGGCTGATAGCCACAACTAAATATCTTCCTTTGAATTGTTTATCATAAATTTCATTTTTGAAATCTTGTTGTGATGGCAGATCTATCTCAATGGTGTGACCTAGAGCCTCCCATCCTTTCACGCCTCCAGGAAGTTGAACGATGAGTTTATCCTGCTCAAGTTTCATCAAACTACTTCTACGACTGCCAGACCAATCTGCAGCAGAATCGAGCATCGTTTCTCCGTTCCCAGATAATCCTGGATGTTTTGGTAAGAAAGAGATGTTAGCATTTTCTTGCTCGAAGAGCTCGTCATCTTTCCAGGGTTTCTTCTGAGCGTCAGCCGCAACATCATCACCAAATTTGAATTTTTTTTCATTCCAGGTTTTGTCGATGAAATTGAATTGCACTAGTTTATTGGCATATAATCCGCTGCTGATATTACTCATCACATCATAATGTTCAAAATGATAATTCGTGATGCATAAATTATAATCTTCTTCTAAACTACCTGAATTATCTCGAATGTTCGAAGGTCTCATTTTGAATCTAAACACAGGAGATTCATTATACATGCTTTCGATGCTTTTCATTGCATATTTCTTATCATCGCGCATAAAAAACATCATATCCGCCGCGCCGTTGAATATAGCTATTTTGCACAACAAATGTGCCGCGGTAAATGGGCTCAGATTTGAGATGATGACACTGACTTGATTGCTAGCAGAATCTGTATCAATTGTACCATTCAAGTACTCTTCGATTATTGAGCCACAAATTTGATCTGGTTGGAGATTTCTATAACTCTGTAAAACTCTAATTCCTTGATTTCTGATAAAATCTTGAGATACGCAACTGATGGTATAAAATTGTTGCAAAGAATTCTCAAATTGCTTGTCGCCTATTCCGAAAACGACAAACTTGAATGTTTTTTCGCCGTCAGTTTCGCTTTTCAAATCAGTTTTAACTGATACAGTCACTTTACTCCCAGGTCTGATAGGAACATTCATCATCACGTTATTTGTATCATTTAAATCAATTGATGCAGTCCAGGTGGGGCTAAAGATGTCTTGGAATACTGTCACGCTCATCACAGATTCAGTGATATCAGTATCATCAACCTTGACCTCGAACTTGGCGAGGTCGCCTGGCATTGCGTTCTTTTCTGAAATCATGTCTCTGCGCTTTCTAAGATTCTTTGATACTCATCGACGAAATGAGTTATAGCTTTTGGATTGATGACAGATATTTCTCTACGCTTCTCATTAAGTTCTAGTTCATATTGATAGTTAGTAACGGGAATTATCTCACTTGGGAAATTAGGCGCTCCGATGAGAAGACGCAAACGAGCATCGTCAATATCATCACAGATTCTATCTATAGCAGTATCATAAAAATGATGTATACCATATAAACCATCAGGGTATTTTACCTCAACAAATTTTTCGAGTGTTGCACTGTCCATGTACCACTCAGTCATGGGATCTATGATGTTATTTATAAACAGAATCGTCCAATAGTACTTCGGTGTTTTGTATAGTTTTTCAGAGACGCTTTCAGGAAGATCACCATCTCGAATAATATATCTCTGAAAAAGAAATATATCATCTGCTTTGCTGCGCTTGAGGAGAAACGCCGTTGTAATATTAACGACGTAGTTCGAATGTGTCTCATCTACGTTGTAGTTTATTCTCGGGAAATACTTGAAGAAAGACATCAGTATCCCTCATTTACATCGTCGCGGAGAACAATCTCTATTTCCGTGAATCGTAAGTTCAGAGTGATTTCAGCAGGGAATCCATCGCGCGTCATACTCCACATACCAGAACCAGTATAATCCGTATCAATCCCAACCAAGACGCAGCGTTTAAACTTATTCAACCACGGATTGATAATGTCGCCGTAGTGATACTCAATAGTAAATTCATTAGGATATCCTAAAAGATAGTCGCCTGACCCTCCCTTTCCTGGAGGCAATGAAGCCATCCTAAGAGATTTTATCATATTGTGAATTGTGTTTGTGTCTTGTTGGCTGTGGGGATATAATTTGAACGTAAATTCGAAAGTTCTAAAATCGACGCCGCGAAATAACATTGTCAAGTACGGGTTGGGAATTTTTTGTTGAGTTGCTCCTAGTAAAGTCTCCGCAGAAGCATTACTGCCCAGTTTTTGCGCAATCGTACTGGCTATATTGAACCCTGCTCTTGTAGCACCTGCTTGAAATGTACTGGATAACGCCGTTCTTATTCCCACCTGCCCGTTTAATAATTCTGAACCAAGTCCTGCAATAACACCAAGTTTTTCGGCATCCCAGCTAACAGTATTCGGATTTATCAAACGCTCAGGCATGTAAAGGGTATATGTGTTTGATGGTCTAGATGAATTCCTATCTTGTCTTTCCCATTCCTGAAATAGGATGAAAGCTTGGAATATATCCTCCCCTACGTTCGCGGGATACCTGTAATCTGCCATAGCTTGAGATAAATAACTTACTGAATATATGTATTTATGAAAGCATCCAGATGCCGCGAGAACATTATCAGGGCAGATACAGGGTCCGTAATCCAGAAAAATATGTAGGGGATGTGAAGGATGTGGTTTTTAGGAGTCTCTGGGAAAGAAAATTCATGATCTGGTGCGATACTAACCCTAGCGTATTGAAATGGGGCAGTGAAATTTATCCAATTCGGTACTATAGTAAAGTTGATGGAAAAATTCGTAGATATTTTATCGATTTCTTTATACAAATAAAGAAAGCTGACGGGTCTATTCAGAATCTGGCAATCGAAATAAAACCATTTTCACAAACGCAACCTCCTGTTCGCGGAAAGAAAAAAGAAAAGACATATATACAAGAATGCTTGACCTATCAAGTCAACCAAGACAAGTGGGCAGCGGCTCGTGAATGGGCAACAAAAAATGGCTTCGAATTCATCATTCTGACCGAGTACGATTTGGGACTCGCAAAAAGAAATGAAAAGAAAAAAGATTGAAGATAAAGTAAAGAAAAGCGGCAATAATGCCAAGAAACTTGCAGCTAATAGTTTGAAGTGGTTTTATAATCAGATCAAGAGCACTGCCAGCGCTTTTCCGAAAAATACTTTCAAGCCAATTAGAGATCCTTTCATTGGTGGAATGTTTCATTTCATTTATGATCCTAAATGGAAAGAAGAATTGCCTTACTGGGATAAATTTCCGTTAGTAATTCCTATAGAAGTTTATAACGATGGTTTCTTGGGGCTGAATCTTCATTACCTTCCACCATTGTTGAGAGCTAAACTGCTTGACGCATTATTTGAATTAAAAGAAAAGAGTCCAACCAATCAATCATATATGCGTGTCAGTTATCAAATTCTCAAAGGGACAATTAAACATAAACTCTTCCAACCTTGCTTGAAACGTTATCTTACAAGCCACATAAGAAGTAATATTATCAGTATAGATGAAGACAGCTGGGAAGAGGTTGCTTTTCTTCCGACACAACAATTCCAGAAAGCCACACACAGGAAAGTTTGGGAAGACGCAAGATGAACGATGTCAGTATAAAAAGTTTCATAGCAAAACTCGGAACTGGATTAGCCAAACCTTGCCGTTATCGCGTCGAGTTTAGTTTACCTGCTGGTTTTAATGCTCCTGCTTCTTTACCAGGTGTAAACACTGATAGTGCGGCTTCAAATATCAGAGCCAAAGAAAGAGAATATAACCAAAATGGTTTGGTGAATGTATTGTGCCATACCTGCAGTCTTCCTCAGCGCTCGTTATTAACTTATGAACACAAACAATTATCGGCGCCTTATAGAGTTCCCTATTCGCAAACTTATGATCCTGTTACTTTTAGTTTTTATGCCGATTCGGATTATATTGTGAGGGAGTATTTTGATATCTGGCAAAATGCGGTCGTGAATATCGGAAGCAATACGATGAATTACTATAATGAGTTCACCAGTGATGTCAACATTTATGCTATAAATGACGCAGGTGAAGACACTTACTACGTTACTCTTTATGAAGCGTACCCAATTAACATTGGTATAGTTGATCTTAGTTATAGTAACATGAACGCAACGCAAACAGTCACGGTAACTCTGAGCTACAAGTACTGGGCTTCAAGTTATAATGATACGGCTGTGAATAGAACTCAATGATATCTAAAACGTATGAAAATCCATGGTTGTTTAATGGAGAGCCATTTCTGGATTGTGGCAAATACGCAGGTTTTGTTTATTTGCTAATAGATAAGGTGACTGGCAAGCGATATATCGGCAAGAAATTTTTTTGGTGTAAACGCAAAGTACCAAACAAGAAACGTCGAGTAACTGTTGAGAGCAACTGGCGAGAATATTACAGTTCGTGTGATGAAATAAAGAAGTTAGTCAAAGAGCATGGTAAACAGAGATTTGAACGACATATCCTGAGCTTACATGAACTTGAACGAGATGTGAATTATATGGAAATCAAACTCCAGTATATGCTAGGAGTTTTAGAAAAGACAGATGAAGAAGGTAATATGCTCTATTACAATGGCAACATTTCAGGGAAACATCATGCACATCTTGTTAGAGGAATTGAAGGAAGAATGAACGCCATCGATCCTAAAGTTCTAAAATCTTTGGTGATTTGAATTCAGTTTCTCAACAACGTACCATACACGATCTTCGAGATTTATTATTTGCGACGGAATGATGTGAAATTTCTCAGGCCATAGATAGTTAACTCCGAATGCCAGTATATTGTTATTGATCGCCGTCCGATAGATATCTCCTAGAAAAACTTCTCCTTCTTTACCAACTTCAGGCACCACAGGAATGCCTGGCTGCACAAGAAATATCTCATCAAAATGTTTTTGGGTTAAATCAATCACTTTATCGACATAGGATCTCGTGGTGTCGGACCATAAATCGCTGCACGTATGATCCAGAAAAGCGAACAGATACCCAAGCAAGTCAAGAGGAGTCCTATCAGCGACAAAGGCTTTTTCTGCTTTTTCATATTGTCCTCTTAAGTAATCTAATAGACCAAACTGAATTTTTAATCTTTCAGCAAACGTAACAATATCGGAAGGAGAGGTTTGTGTTTCCTTCCAGACAGGAGCTTGACTGACATTAGTAACAAGAAAATGAATTCCTAGTTGCTCAGCAATAATTCGTGCGAGCGTGGACTTCCCTGTCCGATGCGCTCCACAGAAGCCAATTCTCATGCCGGCGACCTTCAATTATTCACTTTCTTAACTTCGCAAGTACTCACGAATTTTTTAATTTTACCTTCTTGCGTCAGCTCAGTAGTGAACGAGTTGTTTTTACAGTTCATTAGATATGAACGAAAAGCACTCTCCGTTGCTTGACGTGCATCGCAGCCTGCGACGATAACGGTCGCGATTAAAACAAAAAGTAATTTCATGTTACTCCTCCTGTTCAATGAAGCGCCCAAAGCAAAATGATTTCAATGACCACCAATACTACATAGTAAATCACCACAAACGCGATGAACAACAACAGACACAGAATGATTTTTTTGAGCACAAAACGTAATTTGTCCCGAGGAACCATAACCAACAAAATGACAAACGCAAAAATCAAAAGGAAATCCACACTTCTTACCCCCCAAAGTTTTGATTGAAGACACATACCAAAGGCAGTTCTTTCAATCGCCTTTCTTTCCAGACTTTAGCGAAATCAACCTCCTTTCCATCATATAACTTCATTGCCAGTTTGAAATTTTCATGCTTACCGAACTTCATGGCCGCTTCTTTTCTAGAAGGTAGCAAGCGAATCTCTTCAAGCAAATCCTCTGTGTTCTTACGAATCTGATTGATCTCTTCGACTACTTGACGTTCGATTTCTTCGATTGGCGCCAGATCTTTACCATCCAAAGACAAAGAACTCTTCAAATCATCGACAGTTTCATCTACGACTGCTTCAGCCACATCTCTGATCCTGAGTTTCGTCGTCGAACGATGATTGCGCAAGTACCACTCAGTTTTGAATTTCACTCGCTTCTGGTTAGGCAGAAGAACCACATACCCTTCAAAATTCTCGCGTGTTTTCATCTCATGGAGTATCTCACCCCTGTCGAGTTCAACTTCATCAATGTAATCGACTTCAAAGACAGTAGCAATTTTCTTGATGATGTCGAAGTCCAGATAGTTGCCTGTGATGTTATCTCGAACAGCCAGTAACGTGAACTTGGGCACAGGGCCATAATTGATGACGACTTGCCAATTAGGATGTGTGAATTCGAAGATAGGAGTCAAATTATTTTCACAAATGAACTTCGAAAATTTCAGAAGATTCTCATCCGCAACTTTCTGCGCTTCAAGGGCTACATCAGAGAAGAACGATTTTTTGGTCTTGAAGTAAACTTTGCCATCAATCAAGACAGGAACGACCATACTTCCATCGCGTTTTTCGAAGACGCGAGCCATATTGAAATCAAGTCGATCTAACTTAGTCTCTTCACGTTCATTTACATTGAAGAATTTCTCGAAAGGACGAGACAAGCAAACTCCCGTCTTGACGCAGAACACGGGCCCTCTGGTCTCAAGAGCCATTTCTTTCTTCCAGAAGTCTTCAGTGGCAATCATATAAGAGACGATGACGACATCCCTGTCACCAATCGTTTCCTGTTTGAAAGAAACTCTCGGGTCTGAGCGAAGATGATTGAAACTTGCAAGGTTGAATGGTTTCATTTCACTCACTCTCACATCGAATAGACTACCACGCGCTTAGCTTTTATGATTGCATGCCTCACCATATTGATATGCTCTTTGACAATACTCCTCATCGAATCGGCTTCCTTACTGCTTTGAAATACCCCATCTGCGTGACTACTGACCCATTCAAAATATCGTGCAATTGCCGCTTTTGCTTGCTTGCCAGTTAGCTCGTACTCGATCACTCCATCATCCGTGGTCATGCACATGCAGGTGATGTAAGACGGGGTTTGCCACAGATCGACTGGTTTGTCGTCGGCAGTCAAATACATATTGATGCTCATATTCTTATCCCTCAACTTTCAATTCAAAATGCGCCTTACTGATTTCACCTAACAAATTATGCATCCAAGACATGGAACGTTCGATAACCTCTTCTTCTTCGAGAATACGACGCTCACATATCTCAGCTTTCAATACACCTCTGCGTTTCTCCTCTTCCCATTGCTCTTTGTTTTCAATGGCGCGTTCGAGTTGTTGAATGATCTTCTTGCAGATGCGTGTGAGTTCTTGTTGTGCTTCACGAAAAGAGATTCTTGAAGCACCTACAGGTTTTTCAACTAGAACTCTCTTTCCATTTTTGAACTCACACTTCTTGAACACATCGCAATCAATGATCTCAACGTTACCGACCATGCCGACTTTATAAGACCGCTCGGCTTTTTGTACTTCAAGGCCGAATACTTTTCGCACCCAATCTTCTGCGGCTTGGTAATCGGAGGCATGAACTTTGAAGATGTGCGGTTGCTTGGTTGCTGGATCCTTCAAGAAAACTTGAAACGTTTTTGGTTTGTTCATGATGTATCTCCTTTTTTCACTCTACGATTATATTATAGTACATCTTTCACAAGATGTCAAGCACTTTTTGAAAATTTTTTGAACTTTTTTGAGAGAGAGGACATCCTTGTCCTTCAGCGACAAACGCTGTGACGTATCTTCAATTGAGAAAAATCTTATCACCGAACGGCACTTCTCGGTTCTCAGTCAGCACCCAAAGAGTAGGATAAGGGGGAACCGTTTTAGGATAATCCCCGTACCCGTCCGTGAAGTACAAAAGCACATCTGGCATCACTCCTTCCTTCTCCACCCAGTTGAAAGCAGGTCTGAAATCCGTTCCACCTCCTCCAATCGGGTCAAGAACTACAGAGCTATACTCGTCGAAATAATCAACTTTCGCCACGTTGGCGTCACAGTAAACGACGTAAACATTTTCAATAGAAATTTCATCCTTAATTGCATTTATTTCTGAAGCGAAACTC